ACGCCCGGTGAAGGGCTGCAACTGCCCACACTGCGGCAAGCCTATCTAACACTTTCCCGGCAGCCTGTTGCTGCTGGGGGACTCATGGTTCGTTCCGGGGGGTGCGCATCCGGGGACAAACGCACACCATATCAAATGAAGCTCAACCTTTCCGCAGAACGTATCGCAGCGCTTTGTGCGCCTCCTCCTGGCTACGTCAAGCCAGCCCCGCAGCCTCCGGCAAATCCGGAGGCCATCAAGAAGCCGAGGAAGAAAACCAAGCGCCAGCCCCACTGGAAGCCTGTCACCCGTAAGCCCATCAGCCGCTATCAGATCAACAAAGAGACCATCGCTAAGATTCAAGAATGGCGAAAAACCAACCCGTGGCACAGCTACCGGGAGATCGCCGACCACTTCAAAGTTTCCGTATCAACAGCCTACTACAGCCTCAACCGACCCAAAACAAATGCCAGCTAACCCCACCATCATATTCGACATTGAGACCGGAGCCTTGCCGTTTGGCGAGCTTGTCATCCCGGCCTTCAATCCGTCCGACGTGAAGCTCGGTAACACCAAAGATCCCGATAAGATCGCCGAGCGCATCCGGCAGGCCGAGGAGAACCACGTCACCGACTACATAAAGAACGCTGCGCTCGACGCCCTGAGCGGCCAGGTGCTATGCATAGGCTACCGCCTAGAGCGCGACGAGCCTGCCATCCTGTCGTCAGACGCTGACGGCGAGGCCGCCATGCTCCGGCAATGGTGGGAGCTGCTGAACACCTGGGAGCGTCAGCCGCGCCTCATTGGGTTCAATGTGAAGAGCTTCGACCTGCCGTTCCTCATCAAGCGCTCGTGGAAGCATCGGATCACGCCACCCTATTGGATACGCAACGGCCGGTACTGGAACGACCTGATCGTCGACCTGCGCGAGGTGTGGCAGCTCGGGGACAATCGCGCCCACGGCAGCCTCGGAGCCATCAGCAGGCATCTAGGGCTCGGGGAGAAGTCAGGAAGCGGCGCCGACTTCGCCAACCTGTGGAAGACCAACCGCCAGGCAGCCGTAGACTACTGCCTGCAGGACGTGAAGCTCACGCAGCAGGTGGCGGATGTTCTGATGCCGTCGTATTGACCCTAGACAACGGCAGGAACGGACGATAGGGAGCAGTACGTCAGCGCGAGCCGTGAGAAGTGAGCGCCGACACTACAGCCAGAAGCCATGTCCAACCAACTTTTCCCCACCCTTACCGTGCTACGTCCCGTCGCTTCTGCGGGAGTTCTCACCGCGGTCTGGGTGGGGTTTTCTGTTTGATACATGAAAGCAGTAATCCAAAGCCAAGATCAGACCAACGTCACCGCTTCGAACGATGGATATGTTTGCATTATGCAAACGTGTTCACATGGTGAGGATCAAATGATGTTGTTTTCGCATCAAAGCATAGATGCGTTGTGTAAATTGCTAAAAGAAGCAAAACGACAGGCAATTCAGAACGAGAAGTCCTACGTTAAGCCGGAGGGAAATAAATGAGCGATGAACCTAAGCGCAAAGCTCCTGCTTTCCAGTTCTACGCCGACGACTTCCTCGCTGGAACCTCGGACATGAGCGCCGAGGAAGTCGGTGGCTACATCCGTCTGCTCTGCCATCAGTGGACCAAAGGCGGAATCCCGAACGATCCAGACCGTGCCGGACGTATGGCAACCCTATTGGGGTCGCCATCGCTTGGCTATGTTCTGGCTAAGTTCTCGCTATGCGACGATGGGATGCTTCGGAACGAAAGGCTGGAGCAAGTCAGGGCTGACCAAGAGGCCTACAAGGCCAAACAAGCCACCGCGGGACGCAATGGAGCGCTGAAACGGTGGTCAAAATGGCCAGACGATGGCGACCCTAATGGGGTTGCTATGGCGACCCCAATGGCCACGGCATGGCCAGAGCATAGCCAGACGATAGCCACACCTATGGCCACAGCATGGCCAGAAGATAGCTCTCCATCTCCTACTCCTAAAGAAGATACTACGACTCCGAAGTCGCCGTGGACTGTCAAGTACGGCTTGACACTTCCCGATAAGTTCCAGACCGACGAGTGCCTTGCCGCGGTGGAAACTTGGCTGGCCTACAAAGCCGAACGCAAGCAGGGCTACAAGCGCATCGGCCTTTCGGCTGCCTTGCAAGCATGGGCCAAGGAATACACCGCTGAAACATTCCCGGCAGCAGTGATGCATTCAATCGCAAGCAACTACCAAGGAGTTTTCCCTCCTAGGAATGCCTTGCCTGCTGTTAGTGGCAAGAACCTGCCAATCCCCACCGACGCCAAAGATCTGCGCAACTACCTATGAACGATCCATTCTACGCAGAGGAAGACGAGTACGGCCTAGTCGGCTGTTGTATCGGTGGTAGTACCGATGTTTGCTACGAGGTATTCGCAAAGGTTCCAAGTGAAGCAATACAGAACGAGAACCTCCGTAGCATCTACGAGATTGCCAAATGCATAACCAACAAAGGCGACAAGGTAACACATAAGACCATTGTCACAGAGTGGAAGAAGTTCTACCCAGCTCTTGCCGCTCCCTTCGAAGATCTCAGCAAGGCCGACGAGCTGTGCCCCTCAGCCGCCAACTACCCGGCATTCACCAAGTCGGTCCTAGAAGCTCACCTCAGACGCCAGCTACGAGCCGCTGGGGACCGTTTGATGCGTGAGTCCGCTGTCTCCACCCTCAGCGTCGATCAAATCGTCTCTAATGCCGAAGCAGGGCTCGCCATTGAGGTCTCCAAGGACGAGGTGCAATCCTCCAAGTCCGTAGTCGGACGCTTCATCGACGCAACGCAGGAACGATTCGCACGCAAAGGCCAGCTCTCGGGCATCACCTCGGGCTTCTGGGCTCTCGACCAAAAGACCGATGGTTTCCAACTCGGTGAACTTACTATCATCGCGGCAAGACCAAGCATCGGTAAGACAGCTATTGCAATAGCCATTGCCAATGCTGCAGGCATACAAGCAAAGGTTCCGACTCTATTCATATCGCTAGAGATGTCAGATGAGTCTATTGTGCGCCGTATGGTATCCAGTGTTGGCTCTGTTCCTATGCAAAGCATCAAGACCGGAGAACTGGATCAAGGAGGTATGAAGGCTATGAGCACTGCTTCATTTAAGATAGCCAACAGCCCCATTGAGTTCGTATCCGGCTCTGCTGTATCAAACATTGCCTCGATCACAGCAATCATTAGACGTGCTGTACGCAAGTCGAAGGTGAAGCTGGTCATCATCGACTACCTGCAGAAAATCCATGGCTCAAGAGCAGCCGAGAAGAAGACCTACGAGATCGCAGAAGTGTCCGGTAAGCTGAAATCTATCGCCACCGACACGAAAACCGCTATCGTGGCCCTCGCCCAGTTGAATCGTGAGAACGAAAAGGACAAGGGACGCATACCCAGACTCACCGACCTGGCCGACTCAGGCCAGATCGAACGCGACGCAGACTTGGTCCTACTGCTCAACAGGGATCGCAACGAGCCACAGGGAGAAGCCGTGATAGCCATAGCCAAACAACGTGACGGAGAGTGCGGTCTGATCAACCTGTGGTACGAAGGCCAATACTGCCGCTTCACAGACCCATCGCCGAGCTATTGATATGAGCAGAACGCACAACGACAACCTCAGGCTATTATCTGAAGCACCGCAGATAATCGCACGAGCCGTCAAAGCCGGTTGGATATCCTACCCGGCAAACCAGAAGTTCCTCGAAGACGGTTCGCCGGACCCCATGCTCATCGAGGATTACGCCCAGCAAGCCGTAAGGCACCACCCCGAATCCATGATTCGCGCCTATCAGCTCCGCAATATGGGCCTCAGCCTCGATGGCACCGCCAAGGCCTGCAATGTGCCCCGCGGTTCCATTGTCTACATGATCTCCAAAGGCCACGAACTGACCCTAGCCAGAGAACGCGAGGCAGCAGGCCTCCCCCAACAATTCCAATGAGCACCCCAACCAATCCAACAGTGGACGACCCGTTCCTGTACGCACCACGACCGAAATCAACGGTCCAGCCCGAGACCAAAGATGGCACTAGGCCTTCGATCCACGTCAGCCTGTATGCCTACGGCGGCATCTCAGCAGCCTGCCTCATGTCCTGGGTAGACCTGACAGCCACCTTTGCACGATCAGATCGCCAGACAGATCTCCGCACTATCCGCGAGGATGCTCTCATTAGCCGCAGCCGTTGCCGCGCTACCAAGTGGTTCCTCGATTCCGGCAAGGATGTCTGGGTGCAAATCGACCATGACGTGGAGTTTGCCGCGGCCGACATCGTGCGCATGGCAGAGCTTGCCCATCAGCACCAGGCAACCGTATGCATCCCCTACCCCTGCCGCACACTGCCGCCTAGGCCAGCCCTGCGTCCCAAAGCAGAGCACCTGCAGGCCCTGAAGTTTCAAACTGCCAACGCAGAGTCGGCTAGTGAGCTGGTGCCGATTCAGATGTTCGCCAGCGGATGCCTCGCAATCCCCCGTAAACGCCTCGTAGAGACGTTAGAAAAGCTCGGGAGGGTGGACATAGCACCCCCGTATAGAATCGACTGGTGCAAGGACGTGCGCGTCGAGGAGTTCCCTACGCTGTGGATGCCGTTCGCCGTAGACACCATGCCGGGGCAACTGGAGTACCTCTCAGAGGACTTCGCGGCTGCATTCCGAATGAGCCTGTGCGAAGTGCCGCACTACTCGATGATGCCCAAGAAACAACTCAACCATTGGGGAGAGTTCCCCTACAGCTTTGCGCCTTATGCCGGGTAAGCCCGATAAGAGAAAGCGGGAAGGCAGAGTGTCACAGAGAACCATCGCTGAGGCCTCTGGTGTCAACGAGGTGTACGTCAACCGTATCCTCAAAGGCATAAGGAGCTACCCAGAAGAGACTATCGAGAAGGTGCTCAAGACTGCAGAGAAGCTGGGATACAAGAAGACAGAGAACCCAAACCAGCACTTCAA